CCGAGGCCGATTCTGGTTTTGAGGGCTCCATCTCTAAGATGGACACAGAGAAATTCAGAAAGTCCTTCCTGCACTTCCTAGAGAATGGTGCTGGGCTAACCCACAAGAAAACAAAAGAGAAGGTTGCACTTCTTCTCAACTTGATCCTAGACACTCCTGCTACCAAGCCTGGAGAGATTATTCAACGACTCGCTGATCAAGCTGAGGTGTCGCACTCCACAGCTACCAAGCTATTCTTCACTACGCTTCCTCCTCTAATTGAAAAGTTTATGAAGACTCCTGAGGGTGCTTCATTGAACAGTGAGAAACAACCCTCTGTAGCTAAGCATTCTAATTTGGAGGACTCCTCGATGCGTAAATCCCGTTTTGCAAAAAGTAAGCAAGCTGAAGCTGATAAATGCCCTCAGTGCGGCCAGAATCTAGTAAATGGAATCTGCCCTACCTGTAAGGACAAGGCTGACAAGGCCGCTAAGGAACAGTCCAAGGCTCTAAATACCCAGCAACAGCCTGAAAAGACTGGTCCCCAGGTCAAGTCTTACGGCTCCGTAACCGCTGGTAACAAGGCAGCTAGAACTGAAGGAACCCCTTCTGCATGGTCCGTAGATAACAATAGAGTTCTACCCTCCAAGGACGGTGAACCCGAAGGTCCAAAGATCAAGATCAAGGCTTCTACTGATAAGTATGCCACCTTCCGTCACCTAGCTGAAGAGGAGGCTCCCGCAATTTCTGAGGCTCTAGTAGAACTTTCTCAGGCTTTCGCTACTCTAGCTGAAGCTTCTGAAGCTCTAGTAGAGAATCTAGACCTAGCCCCTATTCCCGAAGAGGGCTCTATTAAGGATAAGGTCGCTTCTCGCAAGAAGTTCGCATCCACCCTTAAGAAGCTAGCCGAAGAAGCACCTGATAAGGTTGAAGAGGCCGTCAAGGAACTTTACAGTTCTCTAGATGAGATCGCTTCGGCTATGGAAAATCTAGCTTCTAACCTAGGTATTGATCTAGTCAGTGAAGAATCTGAGTTGGATGAAGAAGTCCATGATGAGCTAGCTGATACCCATGACACTGAAGAAGTTGTTGAAGAAGTTGACAACTCTGAAGTGCCTGAGGATGTTCAGATTGATGGTGCCGATGCTCCTGCTATCCTGGATGAGTTTGTCGGTGAGAACAAAAAGAGCAAAGAAGCAATTAAGAAGCTTCACACTGAAAAAGGGAAAGAAATTGAGTACGGTCCTGGTGGAAAGGTAAAATGCCCTTACTGCAATACCTGGAAGAAGGCTCAGGAACCTTGCCCTAACTGTGGTAATAAAGAAGCCTCTCTACGCGAGAGAATCATGGCCCGTAGAGCCGCCAGAACTAAGACCGCCGCTCAAGTAGTCTGCAATACCGAGTCTGGTGGCGTGTGGACCAAGTATGAAGCTGGGGATGATGAAGCCATTATGAAGGCTTGTGAGGGTACCAAGTGGTCCCTTTGTGACCCAAGAATGGCCGCTGAGTATCTAGCTAAAGGTCCTCTATTCATCTTGTCTGAAGGCCCCGAATCCTTCGCTGTGTATGATCCCACCAGAGACATCATTTACGATGTGGATGATGCCGAGACTGACTTCTTTGATGAGGAACTAGCAGAACTAAAAACCTGCCTAGGCCAGTAATATACGAAAAAATGCATTTAACTTCGGGGATTGAATAAGTCCCTGAAGTTTTTTGTTTAAAAATAAGTATCAATAGATGAGCGAGTAGTTAACTTGCAAGAACGAGGTATACTTAATGGCGTCACCTGATGTGGGGATTTACGGGATAGAGAATACGATAACTGACAAATGGTATATCGGATCTTCGGTTGAACTTAGTAAGAGGTTCAGTAGGCATCTATGGGAGTTGAGGTCTGGTAGACACCACTCCGACAAGCTTCAAAGATCATTCGATAAGCATGGTGTTAAGGCATTTGATTTCAAGTTACTAATGGTCTGCTCCAAAGAGGATCTTGAGTTCTATGAGTCGAGAGCAATCAAGGCTTATAGGGGGTTTACCGATGGCTATAATGTCGCGGCTGAGGCTAAGGGGGGATTTATGCGAGGTCGTAATTGGCCCGAAGCTACCAAGGCCGCTAGGATTGAAGAGATGAAGACGCGCAGAATGACAGAGGAACAAAAGACAAAAATCTCTGAGCTTAAAAAGGCTGAGTGGTCTAACCCAGAAATTCACGAAGCTAGATCAGCGAGTATGCGTAAGCCCAAGAGTAAAGAGGGTGCCGCTAACATTGCCGCCGCCTCATTGAAACGCTTGCGTGACCCAGATCCGGCTCAAGTTGAAGCTAGGCGTCAGAACTTACTTAAGGGCTGGGAAACCAGGAGAAATAATAAAAGACAAGGGAGTCTTTAATGGCTGAGAACTCGCCGTACTTCGAGTCAATTGTAGCTGATAGAGCATTACTATTAGATCCAGAAGACTACCAGGGTGACCACACCCTTTCCCTAGAAACCCAAGCCGACATCGTAGCGCAAGACATAGCGTCTTACATCTTCGAAAATTTTAGAGACTTTTTAAAGATCCTTAAATTTCTCTCACCAGAAGATCAGGAACTTTTACTCGGCTATTACATCCTATCCAAAACCCAGTGGAGTTTAGCCAGAATTCACAATTCCACTCAAACCATCTGTAGCTTTAAACTTCGACTCGCCGTAAAAAAGCTCGGGACTTACATGCTCCTTGGAGTGCCAACGGCAGAGAAGATTAACGAGATCCTAGAGAAGTTTGGTAGAACGAATTTCAATGAAGAGGTCCGACTCGCTGACCTAATCGACTACTACGCCAAGACTCGTTCGTTTAAAACCGTTGCCTCCCATTTCAAGGTCAAGAGACCTGATGTGAGAAGGGCTATGAGTAGTCTTGCTAAGGAACTGATGGATCAGAGAGACATTCACATGATGGCCTTGGGTGCTTTCGTATTCGGATTAATCGACAAAGCATCGGCTCAAGGCAAGGGTTTATCGGCCAGAGAGAAGGCAAAAATTTGTCCCATCTATCGCAGAGACCCACCCATTCTAGGGGAATTCCAAGTCAATGTTCAGGATTCCGACTTTGAGCATCTCTTAGTAACCAAGGCTAATTATTAGAACTGCTCTCATTTTAAAACTTTCAGCCTCTAGTATAGAGCGGAGTCATGCAATGCGTTCCAAAAATAATCAAATCCATTACCTAGGAAGAGTTAAGTCTACCATTCCTCCTGCGGAAAAAGGTGCTAAACAAGCCGCTTCTATGGGCCTTGTAAGGATCGCTGGGAATGTTTTTGAATGTCCTAGCTCTAAGGATTTATGGAAGGTTGAGGGTTCCAAGGTCATTCGACTATCCTCATCTGAGGTAGATAATGACGAATCCCTCAAGCCTGCGAATAAGGCGAATCCTTCCAAGTTCTTGAAAGACATTCTAGCTGAACTAGAGCTATAAGAGAGACAAAATGACCAAACCAAAATACGCCGTTACCTCCCTGTTAGACCAGTTTCTTGAAGAGACTGAGCCTGACTATAACGCTTTGGGACTAAAAGGCCCCAAGGCTATCGGTGACCAATTCAGGGAACTCTCAGCCGATGAAGCTGATTTCGGTTTCCTAGATGGCATTGCTGGACACTCCAGACACCAGACCGCCCTTGGTCACACCTCCAGTTACACGCCTCGTCAGCTAAATAGAAGCACTGATGAGACCAATGACTCCGTGCTTGGTGAGGCTACCCAGTCCTTCCAAAAGGCCGAGAACACTGATTACGAGAAAAAGGGGCTTAACGAAAGTGAAATTCACAATCGTCTGAAGCTCCTTTTGAATTTAGGGTTCACTCCTGAGAAGATCGCTGGCTTCATTAAGTCTGCTGATCTAAAGGTATTTGACACCTCTCAGTCCCTTGGCACCTTCATTCAGGATTACGCTCCCGGCCTAGGTCTAGCCTACATCGAACCCAATTTTTACATGCAGTCTTGTGATCAGTCTTTCGCCAAGATTCAGAAAGAAGGCAAGCTAAGAGCAATGGCCGTTAAGAAGGTTTCTGCTTGTGAAGGTTGCGCCAAGCTCAAGAATGGTAATTGCAATTTATACCGCAAGCCTGTAGTAGCCAATGCCTCCGAGTTAACTACCGTAGTAAAGGCAGAGCTAGAGAAGAAGAATATCAAGTCAGCCTCCCTCAAGGAAGGTCTAGCCAAGCTAGCATCCAATGAGAAGGTTGCTCAGCCCTCCATCACCGCTATGCAAAATACTGGCACCGTAAGAACTGCTGGTGACAAGACTGCAATGATCAAGAAGGAAGCTTCTGTTGCTGAGATCGGAGCCGCTATTACCGCTGGCATTCCTGTTCAGAAGGTATTCAAGCAAGCCGCCGCTCAGTATGGTAAGATCTCCGCTATGGCCGCTGTAAAGCGTTATATCGCCTCCCTAAAGGGTTCCAAGGCCAAGGTTGTTATCGCCGCTCTAGACTGCTCTTACCTTAAGGGTAAGCTAGCATCCACCAATGCAATCATTGGTGAGTCCAAGTGTGCCTCTTGCTCTTACAGAGGCGGGATGCACTGTGGCTTGACTGGTGGAACTCTTCTATCCTTCCCTGGAATGAACAGAGTCGCAACCAACAAGATTTCCCACAGCACTGAGACCGATGGTCGTTCCGTTCTATTCGAATACGAGATGCTTGATACCAACGAAGATGTTCCTCTAACGATTGACGAAGATAGAACTGATACCGATGTCGAGTTGACAACCACTTCTAAGATTGATGTAGAATAATGAGCGATGATACTCTTGTCGTTATAGACGATTCGGATGAGATTCCGACCCTGCTGACTAGCATCCCCGCTAATCGTATGGTTGAAATCCTGGATCTAATTGAAGATCCACTAAAACCCGTATCCGATATCAACCGCATTATTGCACAAGAGATCGCCGCAGTAACCGGGGAAATGGCATCACTCACCCAGTCTAATGCTTACAAGCTAGCCATCCTCAAAGAGCAAGTCAGAGCTTTGAGAGAGTTAGCCAAAACACTAGTAGAAAACGAAGTTCTATCCAAGAAGGATATCCTAAACTTCGATGGACCTAAGTTCCAATTCGTTTTCCAAGAAATTACTTCCAGCTTCAAGAAAGCGATGAAAGATTCTGGAGTTTCTGAAGCCTCTGCAAATGATGTTCTCCGTAATTTCAGAGACATCATGGCAGCTAAGGAAGTAGAACTACGCAAGGCCACTGAGAAAGTGGAATCAACCTTCATTTTGAAATAAGGGGTAATGATGAGTAATGTTCAAAAGTCTTTCACTACAATGGGTCTACAGGCCGTTCTTGGTGCTGTAACCAATGCAGTCATTGAGGCCGAAAAGAAGGCCAAGAGTTCCAGGGAGATTCAGTCCCTAGACATCCTTCGTCCAGGACTTCGCCAGGATCTATACATTGGCAAGCTAATGGTCGTTCCTTACAATGTCATGGAAGATGTCAGCAAGGTTCCCCTACCTCTACTCAAAGGCGCTACCCTAAGTCTATTTGATGGTGAGGAAGCCTCCTGCCTAGAAGCTCATAGACTAGCTGAGACCGAATTCGATGAGCTAGAGCCTAAGGACTTCGTAACCTACAAGGATAAGGTCTTCCGTGATGAAGATGGTAAACTGGGGTGCCTCTGTGTGTTCCTACCCGCTTGGTCTAATCCTCGTGATTACGCTGGCTTCCGCTTTGTCAAGGACGCCACTAAGCTAGAGCAGTTGATTCGTCACTTAGTATTCTCCGCTTATTTCAAGCCTTCTCTCTCCGCAATGTTCGACATTCTAGAAGAGGACCAGCTAAAGCTTGACGCCGTAAACATCCAGCACGAACACATGGGGCCAATGTCTGAACTAATGGCTAAATCCAACACCTACCCTGTGCTTGAGAGCGGTGCTACAAAGACCGCTGGGGTGGCTAGGAAGCCTCTATTGAGGTTTGCTGCATCCGAGATCAACTCCATTAAAGAGGAGTTCCTAAGCCCCGAAGAGAAGGCTGTAATGGATCAACTATCTGAAGCTGTGGTATCCAAAGCTTCTTCTTTATCTGATGGGCCTACGGGTCACACCTATAATCACAGCAATGGCATAGTCCCTCAAAGAGGCGGCTATAATGACAGACCAGCGTCAGAGCCAGTAACCAACGCCTGCCGTAAATGCAATGAAAGCCTAGACGGAAATAAGAGTGATTACTATTGCGATAAGTGTAACATGCCTCTCAAGAAGTATGCTGAAGGTGAGGAGCCAGTAGAGGCTTCCATGATGCGTATTGGTGACGAGGATGGCGCTGTTGTATCCGGCCCTAACACAGATGAAGATCTAATCATTGCCATCGCCAAGGATGCAGAAGACCTAGTATCCGAGAAATATCTAGCTTTGGGAGACTCTCTGGACCTAGTTGAGAATGTCGATTCCGGCGCTTACGATCTGGCTCTTGAAGAGGCTATTTACGAAATCATGGAAAAGAAGTCCATTCCTTACCATGATGCCGAGGAAGTTGCCGCTAAGGTCAAGGAGTACTTGACTGAAGAATGGGACGGAGAGACCACTGAAGGATGGGACGAAGAGAAGGTAGACGGACTAGACCCCGAGCTAGAAGCGGAACTAAACAGTGTCTACGGTGATCCCGACATTGACATTGATGCTGAAGAATCCAAGACCTCTTCCAAGAAAGTTGCATTCATTGACTTTTTCGGTAAGTGTGAGAAGTGCGGCGCTCTAGTTGGTGTCCCCCCAGGTTCCGCTCCCGAGGGTCATGCGATCCTCTGCCCCAAGTGCCAGGGTGGGGATAACGACCCCAAGAAGACTTCTTCCAAGAAGAAGGCCGGTAATCCTACCGCTGGGTCCGTGGGTAACCACAAAGCTGAGCCTAAGAAGGCTACTCCTACTTCTTGGTCTGTAGATAACACTAGACCTGAACCCTCTACTCTTCCTCAGGAAACCACTGAAGAGCAGATCGAAGCCAAGGAAAAGACTACCCCCAGTATTAATACTTCCGTATCTGCAAGCCTAAAGTTCGCTAAGGCCACTGAATACTTTGATGTGGTAAGAGAAGAACTACAAGAGCCCGAAGAAGCTGCCGTTACTGATGACTCCGGCCTAGATGTCCCAACTGAAGTCCAGACTGCCGCCGATGTTCTCTCTGAGGATTTCGCTGGTCAGAGGGGCCTAGGCTCCAAGCCTGACTATGATTCTGAAAAGTCGGTTGGTGCCATTGAGCCAGAGGACGCAGAGAAAGAGCCTAAGAAGACTCCAGAAGATGTGGAGAGAGAACTAAATTCTCCCGCTGAAGAGAAGCCAGAGCCTAAGAAGACTCCAGAAGATGTGGAGAAGGAACTGGACGAGCCTAAGCCTGAGGAAAAGGCCAAGGAAGAGAAAGAAGAGCCCACCCCTAAGCAGGGCGGATTAAAAAAAAAATTAAATAAAGAGGCTATCACCTACCAGCATCCTGGTGACGGACTTCACGCTCTAGACATGGATCAGGAGGATGTTCTTCTCCGTCCAGAGTCTCTCAGCGCCCCCAAAATTAGCAAAAAGAAGCTAGCCTTTGACTGGGCCACTCCTGGACAAGTTCTAAGAGAATTCCAGCCTGGATTATACAATCAGCTTCAGGATCAAATGCACGACAGGGATGACTACTTCCCCGTAGAAGAGTCCATGAATAAACCAACCTCTCATCCAGGAGAGCCTAGCCGTGATGAGAGCAATGCAGAAGAAAAGCACACGCTAACTTCTCCCGGCCTAGTATCTACTGAATCCGGTGGCGGAACCCCTCTTCGCTCTCAGGAGAGAAACATCCGTGGACCCTTCTTCATGGATCAGTTCTACAAGATTCACGCTGATATTGCTCCTGCGAACTTGACCGTGAAGTCCTCCTCCCTGAAGACGGCATCCAACGAAGAGAAACAGAGCTTAGTCTCTGACTACCTCCTCAAGCTTTCTGCTGAGATCGGGTCTTCCCTACTAGCCGCTTGCATGGTAACTGACAAGCCTTCATTCGTTGGAGTCCCAACTGAAGGAACTATCGACCTAAGCAATGGTTGGACGGAAATGAACTCCATGTTTGCAACTGCAAATCCTATGGTTGCACAGCTTAAGTCACTATTTGAATCCATCTCCGATAGTGAACTTTCTGATGCTATTAATGACGCTTGGTCTCAAGCCGCAGTATGGAAAAGCTCTGGAATCCAGGCATTCTTATACGAAGTCTTCGTCAGAATCGAATCTGTTGATACCGAAACCATGCTAGTCAAATACAAGTTCATAACCAGCCTAAAAGAAAAGTAAGGGGACAACATGGAAAAGAAAGCCACCATTCCAATGCTGGGCAATCTAAAGTTTGCTAGCGATGTAGCTGAGTATCTATACACTCTTGAATTTGATAGATCCATTGGGTTGCCGGAGGATATCGGCTGGCACGGACTCTATGTTGGTGACTTAGCTGATGGTGCTGGGTTTGACCAGTTAACAACTGCTGATCAAGAGGCCCTAAAAACTGCATCAGCCGCCATCCTAATGGAAGACGAACATCACTTTGTAGACGCTGAATTTTTCGATGACGAGCAGGAAGCCAAAAGAACCTGGGAAGACATCGAAGATAGTTATTACGACTTTTATGATAAGAGATCATAAGGAGCTAAGATGTACGAACTTAAACCAGGACATATCCTCTTAGCTGAGAAAACTAGAGGATGGAAACTCTCTAACTTCTTCCCATTTGCAATTCGACTTATCACTGGCAACAAAATCACTCATGTTGCCATAGTAGAGTCTTGTGATTTAAATTCTGTCTCCTACTGGGACGCCAACTCTGGTAAGGGAGTAAAATGTTCTCTAGTTCCCAACATGGAAAATTCAAAAGAAGGCGGTCTACTACTAGCCAACGATATGGTTGTAACTAAGGTCGCGGAGCTTCCACTTATTGATAGCATTCATGTTAGTGCTATTATAAATGAACTTCATTTGCTTGAAGGCTCTAAGTATAATTATGCCAGTATTCTTACATTAATGAAAGACCACATTCTAAGACAATTCTACACTCTACCTACCACAAAACCAGATTCAAGTTTTGGTAGAAAGTTCACTTGCTCTCAGCTTGTGACCCACCTTCTTTTGAAGGCCGGATTCCCTTTCTCCAGGCTATTTACGACCGTGACTTACCCAGCCCTAGTAGAGCCAGATAATTTCACAACCGCTCCATTCGTGGTTATTCCCCTCTCTGAATTAAAGAGGGGTTAGCACGATTGAGTATAGCGAGGGTTCATTGGCGATGATAGCCCATGCCGTTCCAGCTACATTCCCCCAATCAGAGACATAAGAAACTTGATCAGGAAGCAGGGAGTAGGCCCAACCATAATCTGGCATTCTATTGGGTAGGATTCCATTGTTAATCGTAACAATGGTGCTACTGTTTGATCCCAGCTTTCTGGCTAACAGTTCATATTGGAATGTGCCCTCTGACCAAGGATACGGGGATACTCCTGGGTATCCTCTGTCTGGTAGGTAGGGGACAAAGCCAGTTACAAGACCCACCGTCATTCTGAAGGCAAGAGCGTTAATGGATGCGGCTGTAGCTTTGGCAGTCTCTCCAGCGGCCAGTAAGAACATGGCTCCCCAAGTGTTTAAGTCCAGTGCATCAGCCGTATCTGGTGTTCCGTTGAACCCCTGGTAAAAACGCTCGGCATCTGCATTCCAAAGTTCTGCTACAATGGCTGTTTTCAGGCTGTTAGCTTCCGTGGTGTAAGAAGACACTCCTGTTACATGACCACAAGCCTGAAGAGCAAAATAGCAATCAATGTTATGCTCGGTTGAGAACCAAGCAATAGGAGCGTTAGCGTAAACATCATTAGTGTAAACACCCCTGCCACCCTTAATCAATTGGTGGGGACCGACTGTAGCTTTGTCCTGTAGGAGTCTGTCTACACCCGCACGAGCAGCAGTAGTGGCCGCAGTTGCAAACTGTCCTTCAGGCATTAGATGAGCGTAAAGAAGGAGAGCGTAGCAACACCAAGCGTGAGCGCCAGTCCTATAGTAAGGATCAACACTTAACCCAGTAGTTGCATCAAAGCTGAAATACCACTCCTTAGAGGTTGAATCTTGCGCTTTGATGAGCCATTCAGCGAGGAAGTCTGGTGTGTTAGGGTCTTGAACTTTGTAAGCCAATGATGCAATCAAGGCAACTGCCTGATCGTAAGCGTAGCATCGGTTACTCAGAGAGGCATACGCAGAATCGGTTGGAGGAATAATGTAGCTTCTAACCAAACCGCCATGATTTCTAGTGATCTCTGCGCGACTTCCAGGTGTTCCTGAAGCGGCTACGAGCTTTGCCGTGTAATCACCATCTAGGTAAGTCCAGGGTCTATTTCCGGTAGACCAAGTTTGATTGGTCAATGCTGGTACGGTGTCGATGTAGTATTCGATGTCCGTCTTTTTCCAAAGTTCAACTGCGTAATTTGGGTCGATAGATGCGGTGTAATCAGTGGTGGCAACCAAAGTATAAACAAAGTTACCCGTGCCAGTCCATTTGAGGGTTCCAGTGCCAGTGCTTTGAGCCAGAGTGACGGTAGCTCCGCTTAATGTGTAATCGGTCACTGAAGCCGTGCCACCAGTCGGAGTTGGTATAAAGCTAGTTCTAACTGTACCAAGCTCCACTTGAGGGTGACTAAATCTAATGGTTCCAGTTCCAGCCGCTACAGTGCCAATACCACAACGCAAGGTTGTAGCACCACTAGTTGCTCCAATTGTTAGTATTGTAGTAAGTATCCCAGTAGTTAAAGTTCCTGCTGCTGTTCCAGATGGATTAGCTGGGCAAACAGGGTAAGTTATTGTGCCACTGGGGAGGGCACCACCAAGAACTTCCTGGGCAGTCAAACCACCAGAAACCGCCTCGACTAACATGGAAAAACAGTAAGAAGTATTTGCATTCAGTGTGACTGTCTGGCTAAGGTAAGGTCTCTGCGCCGTAGCCGTTTGAGTGTAGGCTGTTCCAGGTCCACCCAAAGTAGAGGCACCAGGAGTGGAAGTTCCAGTCGCAGTTGGTTGAGTCCATCCAGTTGGGGCCGCGCCTCCTCCCGTTAATAAAGAGTTCCAGAAGCTATTGGTTCTTGAAGTGGGGAGGAGCGGAATAGTCCCCTGCCAATCCGTGCGAGTTAGGGTACTGATTGTTGGAGATTGACTTGTTAACCCACCTAATGCCGTAAGGGTAAACGAAGTGCCGGAGCCACTAATAACTTCGTTTGTAAAGGATAGTGGCTGACTGGTTCCTTCTCCGAATTTCAGAAGCTTTGCAACTTTGTATCCAGCAGAGGCGTTAGCTATCGACCAATGCCCACTACCATCTAGCACGGAGTAGTAAGGTAGGGTAGGGTATTCCACATTAGCCACAATATCAAATGCAAGAACTCGGTAAAGTGGATAGTCGGTTACTACAACGCCTGAAACAGAACCAGCAATGGGGCCAGTGTAAGCGTCAGAGTAGCTACCTGAAAAAGATACGGACCCTGTAAATGGAGCCGTGTAGTTAGGTGCGGTCCAATTACCTCTACCGGCAAAACTATTTGGAGTTGTGTGAGTGTAGGAAATGTCGTAACCTGGAGTTGCATTCAGAGCTTTTGTCTGGTTCAAGATCCACTTTCGTTCTTGGTAGAACCCGTTCCAGTTGATCAGGTCAGACAGGTCAGTTGAAGCGTAGTAGTTGCTGAAGTCTGCGTAAGCCTGATCCTGAACGAAGTCCAAGTGAAGAAAGACATTAGCTTCAATGTAAGAACCCTCTTCAGGTACAAACGATACGGTGACTCTACCAGAACAGTATTGAATGGCCTTAGGCTCTAAGCGAGAGTGAGGGTAGATGGTAGTCGTGCCAAACTCATTAGCGTCCACAATGGCTTCATTCACAATGATTCCAGTCAGGCTAGTGTCACCAGTCATATAACCAGCAACCGTTACAGTTAGATTATTACCAACGAAGCCAGAGAAGGTGATAGAGTCTCCGATCTTTACTCCGTCTTCCGGCCAAGATCCCAAGGAACGGATGATGGTTTTGGTGGAAGCATCAAAAGTTAAATTGCCAGTATCCAAGACTCTTGTTGGGGAGAAGTTGTCTAGCAGGGCATTCATGTCACCCTGGATGAACGACATCCATACAGTAAAGGGATTAGTTGACTGATCGAATATCGTCAAGCTAGTGGCTGAGGTTAGAATGACAGACTCTCTTGGGAACTCAATGGTGGCTCCGCGATTATCGCCTCTGCCCTCAGTGGCCCAGGAAGCCATCTGGAGGGGATCTAGAACCCCATTAATATAGTGCTTTCCATCGAAGCTAAAACCAGTTAACCCTAGAGTTGGGTTGAAAAACGCATCGTTGTCTTCTACACGGATTACACAGGAAGCCGTGGCTCCGCTTCCAAACATCTGCTGTAGTCCCGTGGAGTCCAGGGACGAAGAAGAAATCAAGGGTGGAAAAGTGTTAACCATAGAGACCGTTACTCCTACTAAAGTGTTTGAAAGTAGTTCTTCCAGCCAGAAACGAACTTCTGACTTCTTTTTTGAGCGTCTTTATGTTGAGGCTGATGAATGACTAAGAGATATCCCCCTGCTTCAGTTAGCAGAACACTAGATCCCGCAGGTAGGAGCTTTACTACCGTTGTCGGAAAACATGACCGCAGATTAACTGATGCGGATATTAACCTTATCCAAGATATCCAGGATTATAAAAACTACAAAAAAGTAGACAATGACATCTTTTCTGGAATGATGGGCTACCAGCCGTTTATCCTCAATCCAACCAAGGAAAACTCCTTCACGGTGCCCGCCTTCGATGTCATGTTTAACGGTGAAGTGGTTACAATCGGTGGAAACAAGTCCTCGGATTTGAAGTCTAACTTGGTTACTCTCCCCGCTCCTCGGTCCAGGGGACCTATCAATAACGAAGAAGCTGGCCTATTCATCGTCTACTTAGAACTCTGGTATCGTGGCTTAGACCCCACTACTGGCGATGGCTACCAGGTATCCGGCTCCCAGAACTTCATCTACCCTAACGGCTGTATTGAAGCCGATGCATCTCAGCTAATCCCTGACGATGCCATCGACCCATTCCAGGGGCTAAACACTACCTCTAGAAGCCAGATTCAGTGGGCCATTCGTGTGACCCCAGTGTCTCTATTCTACGACTTCTCCAAGTACCGCTTCGGCCTAGACCCAGGCGCTAACTTGGCCTATGAGACTATTTTTGGAAGAGCCTTCCTACCATCTCCGCCAGAGACAAGTTCTCTAACCTATGCATTCAAAAACATGGGAACCATCAATGGTGACTATGGCCTATGGAGAGCCGGAGATGGTGAGGTTGTCCCCGCCATTCCAACACTCGATGGTTATACCTACGCAATGCCTATGGCTGTGGTCTTCCAGAGAAACACTGGTCTATTCGATCAGGCTCTAAACCCATTCGGTTGCGGAGCCAATGTCGCTGACTCTTCTGGCACTCTAGCCACTATTTCAGGCCGTTACGACAGAAAATTTGCTGATGCCATCTATGACTCTGACATTGTAGACACCAGAATGACTGTATCTCTACAGGGTTATGACTGGGGTAAACTACTAAATAATTCCTTCGCAGATCTCGTGGGTGGAGACACCAACCTAAAGATCTCCAGAGGCGAAACCCCAGGTAACCTACCTGTGGCCGTGGCTTCTAGACCTTCCTACACCGTTGCAATCAGCCCAACTACGATGGCTAACACCGATAATCAGGGTGTGTTTGACGGCTACATGAACGGTTTCGGAACTGATGACCGTGTTTACTACACCACCAAGTCTTTCTCTGTCTCCAACAAGGCTGTAGGCATCAACGGGGCTAGATGGGAGAAGGGTGACGCAATCCAGCTAGACCTTTCCGAACTAGCCGCTACCACCGCTCCTGTAGTAGCTTATGTACTGACCCAGGCGCTAGTCTTACAGATTGATGGTTCTAATTCCTTTGAGCCTGTCATGCTTCTAAACGGACAGATCGAAGTAACCGGAATCGGGTCTAGACAAGTAGTTGTTAAGATTCTACAGGATCTAAAGAACACTCCTTATGACCCAGGTCTCCAGGATTTATATGTGACCATCGGAGTTCGCTACGGGGTTCAGGTGGCCGCTACTGGCATCTCTGGATACTCTACAGTAAAGACCCCATTCTCCATCGAGGGCGGCGCTCTATTCGATTACGAATCCCTAAAGACCCTACCAGTATTCGGCATTTCCGACTTCAGAACAACGAAGAATTTCTCTGCTGGAGACCTACAACTTGTCTCCTACAACCCTCAGTATTCCAACAAGGTATTCGGAACTAGAGCAGAAGTTATCGTAGCCGCTGAGGATGGAAGCGAAGATGTCCAACCCACCTATACCCACACTACCTACAGTATCCCAAGATTAGGGCTAGCTGGTGTCTACACAGGACTCTATGTAGTGAAAGCTAGGGACCAAGTTTCTGGTAAGAGCTACACGGTCATCAGCAATGAAATCTTTGATGAAACCATTAGCGTTGTTCTAAACGGATCTATCCCAGCGCACACTAGCGTTGTGTTATCCGTCCTACTAGACAAGACTACGCAGATGGGTTACAACGCACCCGTCAAGGCTATTACTGGAATCAAGGAAACTGTCATTATCGGAAACATTTCGAACTCAAGCTTTGAAACCGATAATAGAGTCAAGATCGTATCCAAGAAGATTGTTGGTGGAAACTATGTTATTCTGCTTGCCTCCAACAACTGTGTTCTCTCTGGTATCTCTGGTGATGATAACAACAAATTCCTCTTCATTGAACAGGTACAAGAGGGGGAGGGTGGGCCACCAGCTACTTCTTATACTTCTTGGCCTATTGCTTCTGCTAGTTTCACTAATGCATTCGTCACTTTGACTGTCCCCATCTCTGCCAACGGTTTAAGCATCAACCTAGACAGTAGCAAGTTCTTCCTAGTCGGTGCTATTGCTCCAGCCCTCGATCCTCAGTCCTCACTAGTCTTCACTTTCGACTACATCCCCTACCAGGGAGAGGGCGAGACTGATAGAGAATACTCCTTCATTCATTCTGATGAGCTAGCTCACATTACTACTAACGGAACAGGTGCCGCTCCTATTGTCGGTCTAAAGGATGTCTACCCTTACAATCGTGAACTTCCTATGGCTACCATTCTTCCTTCTCAGCCAACTTGGGATGATGCTGAATTGAACAACCAAGCCGTATCTGGTTACTTTGATAGTAATTATGATGCAAAGAAGTTTTCCAATGTTGAACATACTTTTGCCACCCCCTTGAAGACAAATGACTTTATTGAACCAGTAGCTAGCTGGAGAAGAAAGAAAATCAAGCTTTCCACCCCATCCGGTCGTGGTTTCGCTAAGGCGTTCCCTCATGTTGGCTTCGCTATTCGTCCTCCTGCACCAAAAGCAGTCCAGGGAAACCCTGTTCTAGCCACTACCGGAGCCATCTACCTCTATGTAAACAACGCTTCTGGTAATGACTCTTACGATGGATTCACACAAACTACACCTAAGAGAACTATTAAGTCTGCTATGGCTGCACTACCTCCAGTGCTTCAGCATCCCTGCTACATCTTCTTAGTCTCTACCGCAGTCCCCTACAAGATGAAGTCCCTGAAGTCTCAGCTAGGCGCAGCTAAGCTAGGTGACGGTGAGATCACTCCTATTAATCGCTACTGCTTGGATAGCATCGCCTTCTCCGTCCAGGACGAAGGACGCCTCTATGTTGGGAGAGAACCTAATGCAACCGACTATGCCATCATTGATGCAACTGATTTCGTAGCATTCGGTGATGGACCAACCTCGGCCTTCGTAGTTGACAACACTAGAGTTGTATTCAACGGAATCAAGTTCGTTGGGTTCAGAGATGCTGCCGTATACGGTGTGTCTTCTTCCATCGAATTGGTTGATTGCTGGTTCAACGGTAACTTGGTTTCCGGTTCGTTCTACAACGGATGCAATGTTACAGCCTCTCGTTGCAAGATCGACCTCCAGCCCTCAGCAACCGGATTCATTGTATCTAACTCAGATCTTCTCGCCTCCAGCACCGCTCTTACCGCTATCTCCCCCAAGGTTAACGCCTTCTATGTGGTCGAGAGATCTGGCAGCTTGACCCTATCCAACCACAAACCAACGGAAGAGACTAATCTAGCCATTGATGTGTGGAATCCTGACACCTCTCAGTTCGTTACTCAGTATGAAACAGTAGTGCTTGGGAAGTTGAGCAGTTCTGTTATCTGTGAGCAAACTTTCGCTTCGAATGGTGCTGCCAAGTTGCAGTCCAACTCCACCCTAACCAAGCCAGTAACCGTGACCTCATTTACCGGAGGCGTGTCCACTGATTCTAGTGCTGTGGTCACAACAGATGTTTCTTAATTTCTAATTTGCATCCCTTTAGAAGAAGCAGGTAACTAATGGCCTTAACGCTAACCCCCATCATTCTCTCTGAACAAAACAGAGTTTTTCCTTTAACCTCAGAATCTACAGGGGTTACGATTCGATTAGCCACTGGCAGTTCCGGTGAAATTGGAACTATCAAGGTGGAGGGGTTCGCTCCTCCTATCGCAAATCTGGATTGGAGCATCTATCAGAACCCTTCTTGGGTCACTCTAGAGGTAGATTCCTCCGACCCATCCTTGGTCCATCTCCGCTACACCAACGCTACTCCAAATCCTCAGGGCCTGCACCAATTCTTCGTAAGTGTTAATGATGGAAACTCTATCATTAGGTACCCTATTGCTATTGATGTCAAGAAGCCTTTCTACCTATCCGTGTTATCTCCTAGGACTGACACCATTGATCTAAGAGCTTATGACGCCGGAACTGCTGTCACCACTATTAAAGCATACGGTCAGTCTGATAGGGAGATTACCTCTGGTGATGTGTGTTTCCTACCTCCTGTCCTTCCTGACGGTTTGGAGTTCCTAACGGGTCTCGGCAATGAGGCAGTAATCCAGGTAGCCCAACCTTCCGCTTCCGATGCCTCTGGTGGTGTAAAGGTTGTAACTCCTTACTCCCAGGTCATTCAGGTTCAGGCTTACCAGCCTGGATCAATGTATGACATTCCTAATGATCCTGTCAGAACTTATACAAAGAACATCACCCTCAATGTCAATACCTCGCTACCCGGAACCTTCGGGTCTGCTGTAACTTGCTCTTACGATGACACCAACAATTACTTCGTGCTAAAGGCTGTTACTTCCTTTGCGCTAGGCGAACCTAAGGCACTAACCTACGCTTGGTCTGCCACTGGGACCGGAACCGGAGTAATGACCGGAGCTACCACTGACACAATGCACTTTGCTCCTAATGTTGCCTCGGGAGCCGTCACTTTCCACCTAGATATTAAGGACGCCAATAACGGCAATGTGCTTCTACAGCACTACGATATTGGACCCATGAATGTTTGCAACGCTGGATCTGACGGAGCAACCTGGGAGGCTAACAACGCCTTGAAGCTCTGGGCCACTGCTCCAGTTGTATCCGGTGCTGCTGGAGAACCTGTGTCTATCACCATCGCTGGTGATCCTGGTGTAGCTAGCGTGGTAGTTTCGTTCTCTGTGTCAGGAAGTGGAATCACCGCTCCAGGCAACATCACCCTTCTAAACGGTGTACCACAGACCCTCATCCTCAATGTCCCAGGTGGAGCCACCAACAAACAGAAGTGGACCCTTACCGCTAATGGAACATCCGGGTCTGCTACTGGGCAAGCTAGGGTTGTTATTGAAAGTGCCGGAACTCCCGCTCTTTTGGTATCCGCCTCTAATTCTTCTATCGTCCAGGACACCGGGAGCCTAATCAACCCATCCATAATGACTGCCGCTTACCCAACCCTAAGCACGGTTATTCCAGGCGTGGACTTCTATCTAGTGAACGCTCCTGCTGGGTTGAAGCTAGGGCAGGACGGGGTTATCACTGGTGGATCGCTTTTCAATACAGTAGATGATTCTGCTTTCTCCTTCAAGGTCATGGCTGTCAAGCCTGGGTACTCACCTAGCTACTTGAACATGACCCTAGATGTCACTACAAGTGCAACACCTATCGAGTTCAGCAAGTTCTTCTCTTCTGTCACCAACACCACGGACAATTCCCCATTCACTCTTTCCTGGCGCTACCCTGAGACTACCGCCTCCCTATGGCTTCAGAAGAATGTAGAAGCTCCCGTAGAGGTTGTTTCCAATGCCTCTGCTACCGTAGTCGGGGACTCACTATTCTCCCTAACCGGAACTAACTTCTACGGAACCGCTTACTCTACACCTTTGGTTGTCATCTCCGACACCGCCGCGAATCTGACCAAGCTCCCTTCTGCAAAGACTTCGGCTGTCATCGACATGAATAACAAGATGACAATCAAGTGGAGTCCTGATCCAATCAATAACCTCTACAATCTCTACAAGGGATGGTCGATCACCTACAAGAAAAATGGTGGGTCTGTTCTAGCTCTACCTAACGCTGACACCATCATCACTGGACTAGAGGACGCCACTGGAACTCTCTCTACCAGAGTGTTCTCCTATCAGATGGGTCCAGACAACATCGCTCTATCCATGAAGGCTTTGTCTGCCAATCGTGTAGCCATCGGAGATTCCGATGCTTGGAGTCACCTCCTAGACTTCCCACCTGTCCTAACCCCCACCACCTTCACCCTGGACAAGACTACTGCCAAACTAGGGGAGCCTGTAACTATCTCTATGGACAGCGGCTACATTGGTGGATCTGCTTGGAGAGTTCGTTACGCAGAGGGTAAGGCTACTGAGTGGCTACCTACCTCTTTGAAGACCAGCACTCATGTCTTTACTACTCCTGGACCTCAGACCATCACTATCGAAATCGAGTCTGATTTCTCCGTAGAAAAGCCTCCTGTCTCTCTACAAAGAACTATGACTCTTTCTCTATTTGTAGAGGATGAGCAGTTCCTAGTCAGCAATGCTAATGCAAGTGTTATAGGTAACATCGGTATAGGTGGAGCAGAAGGATTTGAAGTCACCGATTCCTCCTCTGGAACCTACAGCAGAGAGCCTTACGAAGTCATCACTAGATCCATTGTTAAGGATGAGCAAACTCAGGAAGTCAAACTCCTCATCGCCACTTCCAGAAACAACAACGCCTCCTCTGCTCTAGGAACTATGGCTCTCGATGTCTTCCCAATCCAGGGTAGACCTCATATGAAGAACCTAGTTCTTCCAGCACTAAACCTAAACGGTAACACTGGGCTTGTTTCTTCTGTAAAGATCGTTTCTGAGTCGCTGCCTGACGCCGTAGTCGGAAAGCCTATGCCTGAAACCCAGCTTCAGGTATCTGGTGGAACTGCACCTTACGACTGGTATTCCAGCAATCTACCTCAGGGTCTAGTCCTCAACACTGACGGCACCCTATCTGGAACCCCAATGCTGATGGGTGTTTACACCATTGACTTCTCTGTCAAGGACTCCACTTCTCCTGCATACATCGACAGCAGAACTCTAGTCTTCTCTGTAAAGAGCGACATCGCAATCAGCGAGGTTTCTGCTCCTACCGCTAAGGTCGGAACTTTCTACTCTCACACCATCGCTTCCTTGGGTGGCCTAGCCCCATTCTCTTGGAGACTTGCTAACGGTGAGCTACCAATCGGTCTAAGCATCGAACCTTCTTCTGGTAAGATCCTAGGTCTACCCTGCACCTACAATTCTACTACTGACTTCACAAAGAACTTCCTCTTCACTCCTGAAGTTACTGACTCCATTGGAGCAAAGGCATCCAAGCAACTCTATATGTCTCTAGCCCCTGCCGATCTAACACTAGGTAGCATGGATCAGTCGATCATCTACAAGGATGAGGATGCCAAGTTTGCCATCCCTGTTTACGGTGGACAATCCCCTTACCATCTCGCTTCCTTCACCTCTGATGGAACAATTGGTAGTGATCTGACCCTCAAGACTCCTGAAGTCATTAACGCTGTATCCGAACTAACTCCTAGTCTCCTAGTGATCACCACTGGGGACCAGATCTTCAACCCACAGGGAACTCCTGTAGCTGGTGTCTACCCAACTCCTTACAATGTTTCGTTCTCCGTAGATGTTGCTGGTGGAGTCCCAGGTTACAGACTTTCTATTGACACTTCCAACCCTAGCTTAAACACTCTACCTAACGCTGATATCATCGGTAATGTGGTAACTGGAACTGTCACCGCAGATGGTCACTACACTGTGAACATCAAGGTTGTGGATTCTGATGGATTCGGAGTCTCTTACTCCAAGGTTATCAGAGTAACCACCAACGACAACAGCACTGAAGCCTACTCCACCACTCTTGAGTTTGTAGGTGTAAAGAAGAACGGTTCTAACAACACTGCCACCTGGACCTTCAGAAAACTATCCGCTCTACCCAACATCCTGAAGGATGTCCCCTACAAGAACCTCGCTGACACCGCTGAATTCTATGGTCTAGCCCTCTGGGACAACGATCTAAATCAGCCAGCACAGGCTCTAGCTCTCCCAATCACCGCTGGTAAGCTAAGCACCTCCGTACAGGGTGGTGCAGAGGGTCAGTATGCCGCTCTAGGTATCTCAGCTTTTACACCTTCTTGGACCATCACCACTGAAGGAACTGGCGTATTCAATGTCGCTGGGTCTCTACCAATCGGCTACGGAACCTCTGGAACTGCCTCTGGACCTTACGCATTCTTCCTCTTTGCAGACAGCACCGCAGGGGCAGGAATCCCAGTCATAAACCAGAAGATCTCCAAG